TGGGTTTAACCGATAGTGAAAAGGGTAAATTTCAAGTTGAATATATGGATCCAGTTAAATTTATATCAAATAACATTCAATCTGATTTTATTAATGTAAAAGATTTAAATTGTAAACAAGCGAATGTCACAGATGCTATTGTAAAAAGATTAGATGTTACTGATGTTGCCTATTTTGAAGACAACTTAGTGTTTAATCAGTATGGCAATGTTAATTATAATCCTTTTATGGGATGGGATAGTAGTAATAATACCTTTGTAATTGGTAAAATAGATTTATCTAATAATAGAACCGAAACTGTAACATTCGCGGGAGTAAGTGATGTTGGTATTATAGATACAAATCACGATTGGGACGAAATTCTATTACATGATAAAATCTATATGTATTTACAAGATGGAACATATGTTGGTAATTTTGATGTAAAATTGAAAGCAGGAACTGGTGACTATACTCGTAGAATATATGGTGACTCCGAAGGAGTAAGACAAATATTAAATTTTGTATTAATTGATGAAGAAACTGACGAATGGGATATGAAGTGGTACGCACATAATATGAAATTTTTAGTAGAAGAACAAGGTGGCACATGGCCGGAATCATTAGCCGATTCAGGTATTCATGAATACAAATATAATACTGATATTTCCGGAGTTGGGGAATTGAATTGGTTTTTAAGAACCGTTAAACAAAATCCATTTCCCAGCGAACATGATAAATTAGACCAATTAACCGGAGTAAGAGATAATAAATTAACCGTTGCTGATATTGAAAATAAAAGAACTAATATAACTGAAAGACTTGATGTTAGAGAACATGCTGAATTTCATGAAAAATTAAATGCAAATAATGTTGATTGTTCTGGAAGAGTATTCGCACCAGATTATTTCTTCCCTAATCCTGATACTAATTCTCCTGAATTTAGTTTGCAAGATCTGATTGGACCTCCAAAAAAAATCGTTGTTATTCAAAATACAGAAAATGTATTATCTTTACAATTAGAAGTAATTCCTTCAAGAAGATATTTGGTTGGATTTCGCCCCGAACCTTTACCTCAAATTAATACATTGACTGTTGCATTTAGAGACGGCTTAAATGTTTTAAAAGAATGGACATTGCTCCCTAGTGATGTTGGAAATTATGATTTAATTCGTTATTATAAATTTTCTAAAAAAGATAGACAAGATTATTTTGACGCTAATACTGAAACTTATTATTTTTATAATGTTCCTGCTTTACAAGCTCAAGTATATAATGTTGTATTAACCTTTCATAACTACCATCCTTCCAGTTATCCTAGTATTTTTGGTAATTTATTATTAGAAGCATTTAATGATTCTCATAGACCTAATAAAGTTCAATCTTTGACTACAACAGTATCTAACCCCTCTAATAATGGATCGCAATATACAGAAAATGAAGATATATCTACAAATCTTTTGTGGATTAATCCCGGTTCAGATAATGAAGGCGACGTTAATAGATATACTATTGAATATGAAGAAATTGACAGTTTAAATAATCACGATTTTGATAATCAAGAATATCCTTCAGACCCAAAAAGAGAAATAAAAACTATCGGTCCCATATATGCAAATGAACTTATAATAGATAATAGCAATAATAATTTCTTATATGGTACAAAATACAGGTATAGAATAAATACTTTTAATGATATTGATGCAGATTCATTATTCACTGAATGGTTTGAAACACCAGAATATACCAGTGTCCCTCTAGGCCCTCAACAAAATACAATTGAAGTTAGCTTAAAAAATTGGTTACAAAATCGTAGAAATAGCAACCCAGACGCGTGGCAATTTGTTTTAGTTGATGATGGGTATAGTCATTATAATAACTCTGGAGATCTTTGGAGCACATATAATGACGACGACAGACCCATTTTCTATGCCGATTATTCACCTGATTTAATTGATTTCACTTGTAATTCTAATGATATAAGAATACACGAAGGTCTAACTTTCACTCCAGATTCTCAAAATACAGTAAGTTTTACTGTTAGTATTACAGATCTTAGTAATAATGTTTATGATACAGAAAATGTTGAATATACTAATATACAGAACAGATTTCTTAATACATTGGGTCCTCGTGAGACAGATAACATTAAATTTGTAACGAATGTTGTAGAAAAATATAATAGTTTAAATACTGATGACCAGACCGATAATAAATTTAAATATTGGCTAAGAGGAGATATAGATAATCTTCAACTACGAACACAAGCAAACAGAACACAATATGGTGAACCTTTATTATTAGGTGGTAAATTTAATATAACTGTAAATGGTGAAAATAATAAACAAATCGTGAAAGTTATACCATATCATTTTGAAATTCTCACAACTCTTCCAGTTGTATCAGCAAATATTAAATCACCATGGGAAATATTATGTATAAATTCAAATTTTGCTTGGAATTGTGGTATTACTTCATTAACAAAAGATAGTTATCTTGAATTTTCTTTTAATATCAGTAATTTAGCTTCCAAAAATAATAACTATAGAAAAGATGTAAAACAGGCTTCCATTACTAGTGATATTACCGAAGATTTAGATATTTTAGGACACGATATTAGTTATGGTGTTTATAAAAATTCCTATAATAATAATAGTTATAATGAAGGATTAGAAATTGTATTAAATGAGCAATATATATCTGGTTTTCAATTTAAAGATACCAATGCGGTTGGACAAATACCATTTACTGTCACTGGTTATAACATTAAAGGACAATCCAGTAGAGTTATTAATGTTAATTTATTATTTGATAAATTTTCTATTACTAGTCCATTAAGAGATAAAAGATTATTTACTATTCCCGGCGATATTACTTATGATAATATTCCTACTGGTTATATTAATCCCTTTAACAACGAAGCCGCTTTACAAGATCATGAATTATTAGTATTTGAAGGTATTTATGATAGCAATTCTGCGAATTATATTGATTACACATTATCACCTTACAATCCTGGTCTTTTTCCACCTAGGTCAAACTTATCATGGGATAATAATACATATAAATATGCTGTTTTCTCACTATCTAATATTGCACCTATGAATTCTGGTTCTATTTCTATCAAAATCATAACACCTGAAAATAATGGATTTACTACACATCCATTTCCTGAACCGAGTAGTTCAGGGTTCAAATTTGAAATATTATTACCTTCTCAAATTAATCACGGTGACCATTTTTGGTTTAATGCTAATAAAAATTACGAAGATGAAGAAAACTATATGCCGGGTATTAATCAAGCTGGAGTTACAGGTATTGGTATTTTTGAAAGTAAGGAGCACATTAATAATACTGAAACTATTTTCAAATTAAGACCACCCAGATTAAATAATCCTAATGTTACGCCCGTATTTCACATTAGAATTGGTTTAATAAAAGATAGTCCCGTCTCTTTTAGCAACATAGAAATAATGTCAAATTAAAATTTTTGGATATATATATTTTAATAATAAATCAATATATATATATTAATATGCCAATCAGTACCGATGATAGAATAGATTTAATTTTCAAAACACAATTTGGTAAATTATATACTTCATCCAATTTAACATTAGGCCAAGAAAATTCTGCTGATTTCACATTTGAACGCGACCAAATTTTTGGACAAGAAATTCCCAGTGTTTATATGAGTGATATTGTTTGGAGTGATAGAATGAATTCTCCACAAATTATTGAATATGGTTCAAAAAATAGACTTCTTACTGGAACTAATTATTCAACTCAATCTTACTCTTCTACTGTTAATATTACTCTACTATACAAATTATCTTTCAATACTATTACATCCTTTTCTATAACCGGGTTAGAATATAACATTTATACTGGAAGAAGTCAATCTAACCATTTAACACGATCTCATAACCCTGACTTTTATGACTATTCTGGTAATTATATGGATTTTCAAACTAATAATAGCACCATTTTAAAATATATCACTTTTAATTCTGATGACGAATTCCATAAAAATGCTCCCGCCGACCTTATTGTTTATGGTAAAAATAATGACAATGCTAAATGGGAATATATTAAAAATTTTAGACTTAACCACACGGATTATTTATATGATGATAGAAACGTTAATGCAAACGATATCATATTAGATATGTCCTTCAACCAAAACAATTTTAAAAATTATAGAATTTCTGTTGGTAAAATATTAAATGTTTTCAATGCTAATGAAATTAGAATTATTGGTGGTAATGTTCTATGGACAAACTCTTCTGATACTAACTGGAACTATTACCCCTGGAAATACTATAAAGATGAATTAGAACAAATTGGTTTAAAAATTTATGACGACAACGAAACTTATATTTCTAATATTACTGATAAACCCATATGGATTAGAATTGACCTTAATCCTGAAGAAATTGAACCATATTATTGGCAAATGAATTGGGATACACTTGAATATACTTATTCAGAAAATGATGATGACCAAACATCAACAGTATCAATAACTACACACGTAACTGATAATCCCGATATTTATACCGGCACTTTTGATGGTAATATTCAAATAAATGCCGGGTATTATCAAACTTATCTTCTAGATTCAAATAATAACTATTGGTCTTGGGGACATAACGGTTACGGTCAATTAGGTATAGGAAATACCAGCACCAGTAGCTCATATTATACTCCTAGATTAAACAGTAGTTATACCAATAATCTCAATAATGTAAATATAGCAAAAATTTGTAACGGTTATTATACACAAAGTATCATTACTGATGATGGACAGGTTTATCAATGGGGATATGGTAGTCATGGACAACATTTGAATGGATCGTCTGGCCATATTAGCACTCCTAGATTATTACCTGTTTTTTCCGGTATCAAAATAAAAAATATAACATGGGGATACCATCATGCATTGGCACTAACAGATACCGGTAACCTATACACATGGGGATATAATAATTATGGGGAAAGAGGGAATGGAAATTCTAGTTATAGTTCTAGTGAGACTTCACCTTACAAAATTTCTAGAGATAATGATAACAACTCATTAACGGAAGCAAAATTTATTAAAATTGCCGCAGCAACCCATCATTGTTATGCATTGCGAGAT